GAAAACATGAATTATTGTTTGTTGCAGTAAAGGGTAACCCATTAATCCCAGAAGAAAAGGACAGACCTGAATCTGTTCTAATTGCACCAAGAACAAAACATTCCAAAAAACCCGAACAAGTATATTCCATAATAGAGAGAATGTACCCAAACTGTAAATACCTTGAGATGTTCGCAAGAAACACTCATATAGGATGGAAGAGTTGGGGAAATGAAGTTTAAGTGTATTGTAAATATTGTTATAGAGATGTAAAAACAAAAAATGATTCTACAGGTGAGTTAGTCTTATGTACTATTTGTGGATTATTATTGGATAGGTTTATAAAAAATGAGTGATTTTCATAAATGTCTTGACTATGCAACCAAATCAAATCCACTATGGAAAAAATATCTAGAAACACTTTCTAAATTTATTGAAATTAATTTTACAGAAAATATTAAAGCCCAAAAAGGAGAACATTATGATGCGTTAGTAGTTTTTGAGGGTAAAGGTAATACATACAGAGTAGATTTTAAAACACGAATGCAATATCATGACAGATTTCTTAATGATGAGTTAATATGTGTTGAAATAATGGGAAATGTAGAACTCAACAGACTAGGAAGTTCTTGGTATAATTCCAATAGTGATTTAATATTATATGGATTTAATGTTAAAGGTGAATTGAAAGATCCATTTATTTTCAAAACTCAAGAATGTGTTCAACATATAAAACAACATGAAGAAAAATATTGGGTTATATACGGAAAAACTTATGAAAACGGTAAATTCATATACAAAACAAAATGTGTAATGGTTCCATTAAAAGAATTACTACCATTTATTTTAAAAATATAAATTATATTAATCTAACTATATATATGGAAAAAGTCAGGTATTGGTGTTCATTTTGCCGGAAGAATTCAATGGAGCAACTGTGTGGTGTGTATAATAACATTTATATCCCTACAATGATATCAAGCTGTGAGTTATGCGGTTCAACTATAGACTGTGTCATACAGGCAAAAGAGAGAGGAGGTTTTATCTTGCAAACAGTGAACAATGAGTGTAGTTTTTGTAAATCAAAATTATATGGTATTTACGTTTTATACGGGTCAGATTATGAAAGAATAGAGGATGTAATGTTTTGTACTAACCATGGCATAGTGGATATATTAAAAAAAGAAGATGAAATATGACTCTTAATAATCTTAGTGATATTTCATATAATTCCATAAAAGACAAGGGTGCATTCATAGTAAATGAAAAAATCGGTGATCTTTCCAAACATGATACGGGAAGAGCCTTATACAAAATGATTGTAATGTTTGCAAACGCAGATATGGTATATCAGACAGTTATTGGCAGAATAGGTATGGAGTACAGAAAAGGCGATTATAACAAGAGAAAGGAAATGTTTGCATTGATTAACAATGACAAGCCACTGTTAGATCTTATTGTTAAAGCTCTTGAACAGCAGGATTCCCAGAATGATCACCCTCAAACGTAGTTAGAATTTTTTTCTTTTTCTTAAACTTTTTTTTCCCGGATTCGGTTGTTATAAAATATCTGTTATTATTGTCGTCTTTTCTGTTAAAATAGTATTTCATGGCTTCCTCTATTTCCGTCTCTTCTTCTTTTATTATCTCGTTAAGATTATTTAATGTCAGTACAAATACATTCATGGTCTATATACAATACAAAGACATTTAAACTGTGTTACTGGATTATAATGCATGAGAGTATTAAAAGCGGATGAAAAGAAAATATATGACAGTATGATGAAAGGTATAAAAATAACTATGTTGGATTGTTGGGATTATAAAAAACCAAAGGATTTTGAACCAATGTATGGATTTAGGGACAGATTAAAGGAGATATGAAACTAACAGAGTTACCAGGTGTGGGAGAGGTCACAGAAAAAAAGTTTAATGATGTAGGTATATTTACTGCTGAACAGATAATTAACTATTCCCCCGCAGATGTTGCAGATATTACAGGATTGAAGTCAATATCTGTAAGAAATCTGTTTGTAACTGTAAGGGATGAACTGATTAAAGCGGGAACAATTACTGAAACTTTTAGAAATGGCACTAATGTTGCAGATGACAGGGCAAATATTGAATATATTAAAATAGGAATATCATCACTTGACAAGTTATTTGTCAATGGAATAGAGACAAAAGCAACTACAGAGATATATGGTGAGTTTGGAAGCGGTAAGACACAGTTTGCTCACACAATGGCAGTGAGGGTACAGATACCTAAAGAGGAAGGCGGGTTGGATGGAAAGTGTCTGTGGATAGATTCTGAAAATACTTTCAGACCCGAAAGAATTGATACCATAGCAAAAAAAATGGGACTGGATCATAAAAAAGTATTATCAAATATTATACACTCAAAGGCATTTAATTCAACATTCCAGCAAATCATACTTGAAGAAGCTGAAAATATCATAGAAAAAGAAAATATCAGACTGATAATTATAGACAGTGCTACAGGCCTGTTTAGAAGTGATTATATTGGAAGAGGTAACCTATCCAACAGACAGGGTGCATTAAACAAGTTTGTTACAAGGGCTTCAAGAATATCTGAAACATATAACTGTGCAGTCATACTGACCAATCAGGTTTACAAGACACCTGATCTGCCATTTGGTGATCCTACAAGACCTGTTGGCGGTGATGTATTTGCACATTCCAGTACATACAGAATATATTTTAAAAAATCAGGCAAAAATCGCATTGCAAAAATGATAGATTCTCCCGGACATGCAGAAACAGAGGTAATGTTTGCATTATCTGATGCCGGTGTGGTAGATGTTGAAACCAGAGATGAAGAAATAAAACAAGCCAAGAAAGATGCTAAAAAAGCGGAAAAGCAAAAGGATATGGCTGAAAAGGAAGAGTAAAAGTTTATATTAGAGATATATGACCATTTTGCATGTGTGATCATCTATATCTAAAGAAAAGTGTAATCACTGGATTATATGAATGTTCCAATGTAGAATGTGGGGAAGAGTTTCAGTTAGTACCTTAATAATTCGTACATATGAATCTTTAAATATTTGAAAATTATTATAAAAACGTATAAATATGAATGTTTTTAATAAATTATTAGGTAAAGGTAAATCATCAAATTTTATGGAAAGCAACGATTACGCTGTTGATAATTCCCGTGCATCTCTCGGTGATCCATATTATAATGCCGGTAACGGTTCAAAAATACCATTTTCCAGACTGGCACCATGGAGAATATATAGACTGGCATATGATGTTGCAGAACTTAGAAGTGTAATTGAACAGATTCAAAGAGAATTATTTAAGCATGGATTAGAGGTTGTACCTAAATACAGATACAAATGTAAGGAATGTGGGAAAGAATTCAAGACTGAGCCGGTAAAATCATTTACACCAATAGATAACATTCGGGAAGAACAGGATGATGATTTGAAATGTGACGTATGTGGAAATGAATCCGGTTTTGATAAACCTGATCCAAGAAACAGGCGTATTCTTCAATCCCTGTTAGATAACCCCGTAAATAATAACGGACAGAATCTGTTTATTATAAGTAGAAAATATGAGCGTGATTTAGATATTATGGACAATGCATATGTAGCAATTACTAGAAAATATGAAGTTGAGATATTACCAAAACCCGATCCAAAAACAGGTGCAACCAAAAGAGTCATTATAGAAAAAAATATAGAGACATTAAATGAAATATTAAGAATTCATCCCGTTCATGCAACAATGCTGTCAAATTCAGATGGTGATCTTGGAATTGATGACGGGGGAAATCATAAATGGATTTGTCCAGATTACAGGCACAGGGGTAAATATTTAAATCATCCAGTATGCGACATACCTAGCTGTGGATTGGAGGCTTTTACGGCTGTTCTGGAAACAAATGCATTTCCTTATGGCGTACCGGCACAGAATACCAAAAAATCACGATATGCAGAACATGAGTTGATAAGAACCGCGGGAAAGTTTGACCCGGATCTGTTGTACGGAAATTCACCAATAAATGCAATCTGGAAGAAAGCAATGTCATTATTTTATCAGGATGAATATGTATGGAAATACTTTGATAGTGACAGGCCTCCAAAAAACATTCCTGTTTATTGGTTCAAGTAACTATGAAAGTGTGAAAGCTTTCTGGGAAAGGCAAAAAAGTGGAGCAAGGGAAGAACCACATTTACCAAGAATATTTTTGCTTGATGAGGAGGACATATCAAAGAAAATACAAAAAATAGATGTCACTCCAAATTTTCAAGAACTGGAGTTGTTAGGACTAAGAAAAGAATTACGACAGATTATTGCCGGAATTTATGGTTTACAGCCTATTGCAATGGGTGATCCTGGCGGTGGTGGAACATCCAGTGGAGGATCTCAGGGACAATCTGCAATGATTCAACTTACACTGACTAACAGATCAATAAAGACCTATCAGATGTTTTTAAATGATTATTTATTTAAACCGATAGCCAGTGCAATAGGAGTTAATGATTGGGGTATAATAATCATAGAACCGGAAGAAATAGACGAGTTGAGAGGGGAACAGGTAAAAGCTATCAAACTAAAGAATGCACAGATGTTGGAAGCAATGTCATATGATACACACTTTGATGCAGATGGTAATTTAATACATTCATCATTTCCTAATCCAGAAAAAATGAAGGCCAGTATGGGTTTGGGCAGTAACATCAAACAAGGTAACGCTGAGAAGGTAGGTGATCCTAAAGTTACACAGGATAAGGCAACTAATTTTGAGGGGGAGTCAATGGATCAAAGACCATCAGATGTAGGTGGAGATCATGAAGGATCTGCAACCTCGGATTTCTCGCTTGGAAACAAGTCTGCCGATATAATTAAGAATGGCATGTATAACAACTGGACACTCACAACAATGGGTAAAAAACTGTCAAAGATTACAAAAATGGATGAATTGGAGGCTATAAGATACATTAAGCAAAGGATCAGTGATTCTGTATGAGTTATATAGACAGGTTAAGGAATCATGAAAAAGAAAGCCATCTTAAAATACACAAACAGAATATTCTAAAAATAAAACATGAACAGAACAATGATCATTATAAAAAATTTGACAGATATATGAAAAGTGACGAACAAAAAAGAACCAACAGTTACAGCGAAAGCTTCTGTTATGGATGTAGCAGATACGAGCAGGTTATACAGAATTTATGGTATGTATGTCCTCAATGCTATCAAAAACGCGGGAAGGAAGGTGTCATAGCTACCCAATGTACAAAATATTCTCATGAGCTATGTGATCTATGTGGATTCTATAAAATGCAAATTCATCAGTTAAACATATCATTATGTACAAAGTGTCAGAACAGAGTATCGGCAATATGGAAAAAATACAAGAATGATGGAGGTCATGAAGGTACGCATCCAATGAACGTTGAATACAGAAGAATATTAGGAAACGACTGGAAAATTCTAAAGGAACAGCCTAGTTAAAGAATCTTATTCTGCTTCTTTCCATTTTGTAACTATTCCAATATATTTTCCACCACCTGACCAGACATGATCTATCTCTTCCTTAATATCAAATTTTGTTTTTATCTCATCAAATGATATTATATATTCTTTCATTGTTTTTTGAAATTGTTCATTTATTTCCATATATTATCTCAATCCTTCTCTATATTTATTTGTTTAAGACAACATAGATTATATTGTTGGATGAATTGTAAAACATATTACCATTTACAGATATGTCTTTATCTGTACGTGGATTACCCACAAATCTAGTCATGACTTTTTTCTTATGTATTACTCTGTTCCACCACAGGAATTTTTTATATACAATTAAATAACTTGAATTATAATGATATTTGAAATTTTCCGCATTAATTCTTACAGTGTCAGATATTTTACGAGTTAACCTTGTTTTTCTGACTTTGGGATTTATATGAACATATTTATTATCCAGGTTTATGGTATAACCATCTCTCTCAAAATCTGTTTCAAACCAAAAATTTTCCTTGTTTATAAGATGCATCTCATTAATTTTGATTTTCATGGAAGAGCGTGGATTATCATCGTTTTTTATAAAATCATCTAGTCTTTTCTCAGTATCAAATATTATAAATTCCACGAATATCATTGTTTTTTATTATATAAATATATACCCAAATGTTTAAATATAAATAATATTATTACTTTGATATGAATGCAAATTCTGATCATTTGGAAGAAGTGGATACAAAAGAACGTATAGAATTGGTTCAAGATGATCCTATCAGACGATATGGACAACTCGCAATAGCATTCACTCTAATCGGTTCAATGTTAGGATACCTTGGATGGTATACAATTACTCAGGCAGATGGAGAGTTTAGACTTGGTTTAGCTGAAGATATGCGCGTATTGGTAATAATGGGTATTGGTGCTGCACTTGCTATATTTGGATTAGGTAGAACCGTAGCGAGAAAAATCATCAAACAATAAATCTTTTATACTTTTTATTTAAACATATATGTTATGGATAATACTACATTTGTAAATTTTATCACGAAAGGTCTGACTGTAGAAAAATCTGAAACGGGTACCAGGGATTTTATAGGACATATAACTGCTGAGATTGTAGACAAACAGGATGAATTTATAGCTATTAATGAAGTTTTAAAGGCATTTCCGGAATTTATGAGATTACACAGGACATTAAGTGATTCACATAGCAGTCGCGGGGTTGGAACTGTAAAGGAATATGCATTATCAGAGATAGAAGGTCATCCCTCTGTAATGATAAAAGGGACAATCCACAGGTCTGAAACCGTTGAACTGTATGATCATATATGGGAAGAAATAAAATCAGGTGTACGAAAAGGACTCTCTATCGGGGGAGCTTCAAAATCAAAAGAACCTATGATTAAGAATGGAAAGATTATAATGAAACTGGCAGACTTGGAGATATATGAAATAGATGTATGTGTCAATCCTGCAAACAAACTGGCAATCATTAAGGATGTAAATATATTTGCAAAAGCTGTGGGAAGAGATGATATTATAAAACATGCGTGCGATATAAGAGATATAATTCAATGTGATACTATACGATGTGAGTTTTCAAAGGTACATGATTTATCTGGCGGAAAAAAACAAAAAGTATCTGGAGAAGAAATGGATAAAACCATGAGTCTGATAAGAAAGCCAATCAGGGGTAAGACTTGGGATGAATGGGGAGAAATATTGGCTGGAAAATATCCAGACAAGGCAACTAGGGACAGAGTCATAGCAGCAATGGAAGTTGCTGAAAAGGAAAACATATCAAAACTACAAAATACTTCATTTAGATATGGTACGGAAAGTCAACTAAAGAAAACTGTCGGAAAAGGTATGTATCGAATATGTTTTCACAAAAATCGTATCTAGTATAGAGATTGATATATATATAAAAAAATTACCATAATATAAACCTTAGTAATCTATATAAACTATAATATTAAACCTTTAACAATAACATGTCTGAACAAATTACAAAAGAAGACGAAACAAATAAACTATTAACTCAGTTGCTCACAAAACATGCTGAAACTTTTGAAAAACAAGAGGAATCTCTTGAAAAACAGGATAAAGTCATAGCGGAAAATAGTGAAGCAATTAATCTCTTGAAAGAACAAAACACAGAAATACTAGAGTCTATTAAAAAAACAAATGAATCCATTGATTCTCTTACAAAACAAGTCAGTGACAATACTTCTGCAAATCCAGTAGGAACCTCACCTGGAATTCCGGGTGAAAAAGGCAATGCCGGAAAGAAAGAAGATGCTCCAAATGCATTAGCTCCTGACGAAAAAGATTCCGCTTCTGGTGCTGATTCAGCAGGTTCTGACAAAGAGGGACTTTCTGGGGAAACCAAGAAAACCTACAAATCAGAAGACAAGACAGATAACAAAGAAGTAGAAAAAGACCATGATGAGAAAGACAAGGAAGAAAAAATGAAGAAAGATGAACAAGTAGATTCAGAAAAAGACAAGAAGAAAGAAGATGAAAAGAAAATGGAAAAAGGTAAATCTTTACCAGGATCTTATAGATCTTCTATTGACAAAGCTGATGCTGATAATCCAAAAGTATTTTCATCCATACTCAAATCAATGACAGGGGAAGGGTTTAAAGAAAAAACAGTCACTCCTCAAATGGTAAAAAGTAGAGTCCAAGCAGATATTATAAAACAACTTATTAGCTCAAAAGACCAGGGTCAAATTTTAAAAGCATTGCCTGTTGGAGGTAGTTCTTAATATGGTAATTAGCACAAAGATTCTTCCAATTTTTACAGATCTCGCCACTATGGAACAAGCATACTATGGAGACACTTATCCAGACGAATTTGCGAAAGCAGTTGGTGGATATAGTACTCAAACTCCTGGTGTATTCAATCCTATATTTTCAGCATATGCATGGGGTAATTTTAACCTTGAAGCAAATATCTATGCTTTATTCGTAAAGTATCCTTACGCATGGTCTGGATGGAGGATGTATCCAACTAAGGCTGGAGATATACCTGATGCAGGAGATGATAATAACACTATATTAGGAGGAACTGTAGAAAATGGTCTTGTATCACCTGCAATTTCACCAGAAGTTGAAGAATTGTTTGCTAAACCAAGAACAGTAACATACACAATCAACGTATCACAAGTGTTGGAAAATCTTAACAACATCTCTCAAGACGATGCCTTTGGTGCAATAGCACATCAAAAATTGTATGCAGCCGATCAATTCAAAGAAAACGTCAATAGAATGTTGGCACTTAATCCTAAGGATGAAGTTTCAGATACAGAAGATGATCTTACAAGACTCAACATTGAAAGTCTCGATAGAATTGTCTCCAGTAAGGCTCAATATGAAGCAGCATTGTCTATTAACGGATCTTTACCAGCTAACGCATATAACCCATGGTCTGATACTGTACAAATTAACAGAGATATCAGTACTAAATTTGACAGTACTGTAGTTTCCCCATCAAAAGGAACATTACAGGAATCAAACATTTTAACAGAAGGAGATATTACAGACACCTTGGCAGCTATTAGAATTGCAAGTGGAAAAGAACCCAATGTATTACTTGGTGGACAGGATACTTATTCAACCCTACAAAAGCTTTATCAAGGAGCTTACAGGTTGAATGATCCAGTCATGACAGAAGGTTACGGCAGTGTTGGCGTAAACGGAGTCGAAACATTCAGAGGTACAAACGTAGGAGTTTCCATTAGTAAATTATATGGTATTCCATTCATACCTTCAAAAGATACACCAACGGGATTGACAGCAGACAGCGAAAGCAACCTATATTTCTTAAATACAGGTTACGATGATCACAATCCAGCCAGACCATTACTAGGTTATTCAGTATTGATGCCACCTGTCCTTTATGAGGCCGGTCAGTCAACACCAGGATTCCCAATCACAATCGGTTCTTTTAGCAACTTTGGTGTTTACGAGACTTTGGCACAGACAGTCTGTACTAATTTCGTCGCACAGGGAAAGATTATCAATATCGATCCTACAACTGCATCCTAGGATACAGAAACCTATTTTTTTTATTTGTTTAACAGTGTAAACTGTATGATATTGCGGGAAGAATTAATAATATTTAAATACATTACTTTTTATATGATATCATGCCAATAGACGTAACACTGGATTCTCGTTTTAATACCCTAAACAGTGGGAGTCAAAGAATCAGAATAAGACAAAATACAGTAACTAGGGAAAGAGAGGCAGTAGTTAATATTAATATAGACAGTGAGACACCTGATGGTTCAGGTCTAAGCACGGTTGATTTTTCAAAAATCAGAGGATTTACAAAGATTTACGCTGTAGATATTGTAAGAAATCCATTTTTAAACGGACATGTTAGCTTTGTAAGAGCAGTTGATGATGCTGCTGCAACCGGTCAGCTTCATTTTGTTGATTTTACTGGTGCTGATATCACCACTTCACTTACAAATGAAACATATGATGCCACAATCCGCGGTGTCTAGAACCTATAGAATAATATATTTATACCTTGATTCAGAAACACTTATATGGTAACCAAAACCACAGTTTCAGATATTAATTTATCAGTTACTCCAACATATATAAATGTTCTTAAAATAATACCAGAGAAATCTACATCCAATGTAATAGATTTTATTAATACGGATCAATTCATTGAGGGATTTACTGAAATCTCAAATGTCGCAACCGGTACCACTACCTTTGATCTGGCAATAAATCCTATTGATGATAATTTATATTATACTGATATAACCGCTAATGTTGTAAATGTAGTAACTCAGGCTGATCCCGGTGTGGTTTTGTTTAGTATAGGTGAGGGTATACTGTCTGCTCCCAGACGACTGGCAGTAGACAGAAGAAATAACGCTGTCGTATATGACAATACACTTGAAAAAATATTCATAATAAGTGAAGATAACACTGTATTATCAGAATTCTTTTCGCCGGGAATATCAGATATTGTAATAAATGAAAATGATGATATCATATGTACGAATTCCACATTAGACAAAGTTTTAATATTTGATAAATTTCTACATCTTAAAAGACAGTTTGGTACATCCGGTACCGGTATTGGAGAATTTCAATTTCCATCGGCTGTGAGAGTGGATGCATTAAATCAGTCTGGAACCCAAAATATCATAGTAGTAAGTACAGTTAGAGGTGTGGTATCAGTATTTACCAGTAATGGTAATTTCCTGTTTGAATTTGGATCAGTTGGTAGCGGATCTGGTGAGTTCACATCTCCTTCCACATTAGCAGTATTATCAAACAGAGACATAGTAGTAGGAGATTTAAATTCACGTTTTCAAGTATTTGATTCGTCTTCTTTTGTAATTTGTTCAGACATGTTATTGTTAAAGGTTTAATATTATAGTTTATATAGATTACTAAGGTTTATATTATGGTAATTTTTTTATATATATATCAATCTCTATACTAGATACGATTTTTGTGAAAACAT